CACAGTTTCCTGTGTTATCTGTTCATTTGACATTTTTATTTTTCCTTATCTTTTCGTAGCATTGATTTAATAAATAGAATGACACTACGTTGTCCTTCCATATATGCACTTTCATGGCTATCACCTTTTACATTAGTGGTAGAATGATAATGACATCTTTTTTCAAGGTCAGACAAAACCTCTTTGCCTTCGTCTGTATTGAATATGTATTGATAATTTTTTTTTAGTCCTGCTATAAATTTTTCTAGTTGTTTATCTTGTTTCATATTATTCCACTTCAGCATTTGCTAGAGCTTTTGCTTCTTCTGGCAATGCTTTCGCTAGTGGTGCTATATCTCCTCCGGCTTGTGCAACTTGTTGCATCTGTGCCATTTGTTGTTGTTCTGCAGCTTGTGCTGCGGCTTGTTCTCTTTCTGCATTTACTTGGTTTTGTGATTTTAATAATTTTTGTGGCATACCAACAATGTCTGCTAGATGTTTAACAAGATTATCAAAATTAACATAATCAAATACTGGTGATACATTTGCAAGGCTACCTAATATTTCTATAGCTCTCATAATAGATTGTAGCTCTGAAGATTTTTGTGCTTTAGCAAGTGGTGATACATATTCTATTTCTATGTCTCTACCAGATAAAAACTCTGGAGCTGGTGGTAACATATCATTACGAAGTAATATTGCAAACACTCTATCAATTAATGGTTTTAATAATTCTGATTGTAGTCTACCTAATACTGGACCCAATAATCTCATCTTCTCTTCGTTACGTTGGATAACTTCTGTTGCTGTCATTTGCGGACCATCTTGCATCATAAGTTGATTAACATAAAACACAGCTCTAATACTATCTCTTCTTTGCTCTTCCATATTTAAACCTAGTGGATTGTTTGCACCAATGTTTAATGGTTCTATTCTATCTCTTGTACCTGATCTGTAAAAATTTAATCCACCCGGTACAGTTCTTACAGGAAGTAAGAAGCCATCATCCGGAACTAATAGTGGTGGATCAACTTGTTTCTGTGCAGCTTTAATTGTAGTCTTTGACATTTCATTTAACATCTTAACATCTGGCAATGCTGTCATTGCTGGACTTCTTCCATAAATTTCATTTGATGCTTTTAAATATCTAGGTACTACGAAAGGGAACTCTCTAAATCCACTAACAGATAATTCATTTGCATTTTTAAATTCTAAATAAACAGATTCAAATGGCATATTAGATTTATCTTTTTTCTTTGGATTAAAATCTGATCTTGGATAAACTGCGTGTAGTATTTCTACTTCTTGGTATGGATCTTTTTTAAATATACCTTTAATGTCTGTTGATGTTGCATCACCAAACTTTTGCATTGCAGCTCTAGCACTTATTTTAAATCTTCTAAAGATTGTATCTATTCTACCTTTATCATTCTCTGCAATAAAAACTTCATTAATATGTCTTGTTGAAAATTTAATAATGTCATCATCATCTTCTTCAATAAACATTGCTGCTGTACCAAATGTAATTAGGTCATGGTACAATTCAAATATTTCTTGTTGAAAGTTTGATCTATTAAATGCTGTGTACATTGCATCTGTAGATGCTTCTAACCAAAGTTTTGCTTCATCTTCATTATCAATTTCTTCATCTTTAAATCTTAAAGTAAACCAAGGTGTTGATGGGTTTGTTAGCATACCATGTAATGATGCTGCTAATAATTCTACTGCTTGTATAGGTGAAGAATCAAAAACTTGTTCCATTCTTTTATCACCTCTAGCTCTTTGTTTTGTAACATCAGCTTTTCTTGGTTGCATATAATCTGCAACTTCCTGCCAATGTGTTTCCCAGTTTTGTCTTTGACCTTCTAGTCTTTCGTATCTGGATAATATTCCTTTTGATAAATCTGTTCTTGCCATTATTGTCCTAATAAACTTTTCTTGCCTAGTGTTAATGTTTCATCTTCTACACCTTTTGAACTTGTCATAATTGTAGATGATCTACCTTTGGCTTTTGTCTTTCTTACATCATAAGCATCTGCTGCTTGTGATTGTGAAACTTCTGCTACTGTTGGTGTAACTGGAGCAGGAGGTGGTGGCGGTGTAGGTCTAATTACTTTTCTTACTGCTCCTCCCATATTATTCTCCAAATGTTAATGATGATTTTGTTTCTTTAGTTTCTTTTACTTTAGCTTTTATTTCTGGTTTCTTAATTTCGTTTTCAAAAGTAATATCATTACCATGATCTATAGCTTTTTCGTAAGTTCTTTTTTCTTTTTCTACTTTTGGTTTTTTTTTAAATATCTTTTTAATCTTGTCAAACATTATGATCCTAATAAAGTTTTAGATTCTGTCTCTGCTTCTTCTTCTACACCTAGTGGTCCAGTTAGAATTGTAGACTTACGACCTTTTCTTTTTCTTTCCATTTTTCTTTGTTCTGCTGCAATCCTGTCTTTTTCCTCTTGCGAAACTTCTGCCGAAGGTGGTTCTGGCAAAGGTTGAACTGGCGGCAGCGGTGGCATTTTTGGTTTAAAAAGTGAACCCATAATTATATAATCCTGTAACTATTATCTGCTACACTTTGTGGAGCTGATTGTCTAGTATTAATTTCTTGTAGTCCAACTGCTAGATAACGCATTGCATCACAAGCATGAGAACTCCAATCGTGTACAGGCTTTGATCTAAACATTCTATTCTTATCAATATACTTCCTGTGGTAATGTCTTAACGCATCTATTAACTTTTTGCAATGGTCAGTATCAATCCAGCATCTAGGTAAGGTCATTGTAGTTGCGTGGATGCCATCCTCTAGTGGAATTTTTGGAACGACTTTAAATCTTATTCCTAATTGATAGGCGACCTCTCTTCGGGTCTTGCCATTGCCGAACTCGGTAACTTCAATGTCGTGTGGTGCAAAGTGATCTTTGTAGACATACTCTTTGTCATTAACCATCTTAACATAGTATGGTAAACCTTGACCTCTCTCTTCGTGGTAATCTATTATATTAATGCTTCTTCCTAACTGTTGATAGAATATTATACTACTGTGGTCGGAGACCCCAAGATCCCATGCTGTAGATACTGGTAGTGAGGGATCGTAGGGAACTCTTGTAAGCTGTTTATCATCATCTAGTTTTGCAATCACATCTCCATATACTGCACCTTCAATGTTAGCTATCCAATCGCATTCAAACTCTTGCATATACTTCTTCTCACCCATAACTTCTTTTGCCTTGACCAACTCATCATTGTCTACGATCTTGGTATCTGATGCTTTAGCTTTGTAGTTAAACCAATCTTCCGCACCTTGTGCGTGTTGGTACAACTCATAAAAGTTATTGTTCATTCCCATTGGTGTGCCAATAAAGACACAGTAGCCTTTACGATCTGATAATGCTGGTCTAATTATTTCTGGAAACAACTTACTGTTTACGTTTGCGTACTCATCAATCACGCAGCCATCAAGGTATATACCTCTTAACCCATCTGGGGATTCCGAGCCTAGCAAGGTGATTCTTGCACCATTAGGTAGGTCTACACGTAGTTCTGTTTCGTTAAATTTGGTGTGGGGTATCTTGGCAGTAAACTGTTTCATGTAATCCCATGCAATAGACTTTGCTTGTTTAAAGGTGGGTGCAATGTAGGCAAACCTAGGGTTCTTTAGTTTAGACAGTAATGCTGACCTAATTAGGTGATTGATCATACATACTGTTTTGCCAAATCTTCTATGACATACTAATACATTCCATCTATGTTTATCTATTTGTTTGTGCAAGTAGGCTTGATGCTTCCTTGGTGTGTAAGGTATTTTAATATCCATGTTAATTGATTTTACTCCTTGAGTAAAACAAAACTGCGTTTAGTATTTTAATATCCATATCTAGTGTATCATGTCGGATTTTGTACCAGATACAGGTTCGTAATTAAAACCCATATTGAACATAGCATATCTAATAAATAAATCAGCTGCTATTTTGTTAGGAAAGCCATAAAACTTAATAATAACATTGTTTGTTTTTTCTTCTATGTAAGCAACTGAATCTAAATCATCTGCACTAAAGTAATCCATATACTATATCTAGTGTATTTTAAAAAAAATAAAACAGAAAAGATGTGTGTGTATAAAGGGGTGGGTGGCTGTAAGGGTGTCCTCTAGTCCGGTATATATATATATAATAAAAAGCACGTGTTATATGGGGTATAGGGGTCAAAATTTTTACAAAAAAGGAAGTGTTATTCTATATATATATCTTTTTTAGATTAGTGATAATAGAAAGTTATTGGAAGTAATGCTTTTAATTAATAATTATTACTAGATAGGTCAGTAATACTGTCGTTTGTTTTAACGTGAGAAAAAAAAATTGCTGTCTATAAATTGGAATAGGATCTTTTTATTAACTTTCTAACACCTAACACATTACATTAAAACAATTATAAACTGTAAATATACAACACTTGTTGCAATAATATCACACACAATAAATAATATATCTTTTTTATATATGCCTTAATTGTGCCTTATTAATGTAAGATGCTTTTAATTATGCAAAAAAAAACAAATCAACAAAAGGAAACTATGAACACTGAACAAAAAATGAAACTTAAAAAAAATGATCTTGTAAATGAAATTGATGTTTTATTTTATGATATTGAAAACATAGAAGAACAAGCATCACTGTTTAGAGCAATATTAAAACAACATAAGATCTTAACATTAGAAGCAATCAAAGACTTTATAAAAGAAGAAATAAAAAAATAACCAACTAACCAAAGGAAACTATGATTGTAAAAAAACAAAAATTAAAATATTCTATTAAATACACTTTGATACAAGGTGATAGATACTTTTATTTTGAAGAATATTTTAAAGATTATTTCAACACCTTTTATAATAAAAAAGAAACTAAACCCATGTTTAAAAAGGGTCATATTGCTTTTCAATATTTATTACCTAAAAAGCAATGGATAATGGCTAGTCCAACATGGTTTCCTGTTTCTAAAAATATTAAAAATATAAAAGACGCAAAAAAATATGTTAAAAATAGGGAATATTTAATTGCCTAATTATAGCCATATTTATTTATTAACTTTAATTAACTGAAAGGAAACAATGACACAAACAAATGAAACTATCAAAAAATACAAAATAATTAAATTTAGAAAGTCTGGAACTCAAAAAGTTATGGAAACAAATTTAAGTTTAGACGAAGCTAGGAGATATTGTAGCAGACCAGACACCAAAGGCAAAAATTGGTTTTGTGGTTTTACTCAACAAAATTAATGCCTAAATTAAGACACAAATATAACTATAATAAAAACAACTAACAAAAAAAGGAAACTAAACAATGAAAGTACAAAACATAGAAAGCAACAATGGAAACAAAATAGCAAATCAATTCATAATTGTTAATAATGATGGTTATGAGTATTTTCAATCTTATAGTTCAATGATTGCAAGAAAGCCAATAGGTTTTAGAGAGGGTAAAATAGAACTTGATCAAAAATATTGGAACTATAGCAACACCACAGGTAAATATAGAAATATATTTTTAGGTGAAACTATAAAAGACACCAAAGCAAAAATTAAATCTGGTGAGTATATTTTAACAGACTTAAACAAATAGAAAGCGAGTAATAAATGACTAAAAAAGATTATATTAAATCTCAAATGGAAAGTGCAGATAATGATTTTATAAATGAATTATTATACGATCATTATAATAATGAAGTTAAAAATATGAATGATCAAGAATTTAAAGATCATTTAAAAAATATAGGAATGGAAAGCGAGAAATAAATGATGTTATTGTGGGATCTAAAAAATAAAAAAAAAGTTAAGTTTGACTTAATATGTAGTGATATGAGTATAAAAAATATATTAAAAAATTTTTATGAATTAAAAAACTACAAACAATATAAAATAATAAACATAGAAAGCGAGGAATAAATGACAAGTAAGCAATTAGAAAATGAGATAATAAAAGCATTAGATATTGATGCTAATATTGATTGGACTTTTTCTGAAACATCACCAGAAGAAGAATTTAAAGAGTTAAAAAAATTTGTTAAAAGATTATTCAAAGAATATAGAGAGGAATAAATATGAATGATGATAGTTATAATAAACTAAATAAAACAATAAAAGACTTCAATGATTATTTGGCAAAAATAAAAAAGGAAGTGGATCTAAATGAACATAGTTTAGCCATACATTATGATTATGATATTGTACCTTTGCCAGATGATATAATTGACAAAGCTAACGAGTGCAACGAGCAAAAACTTTATGATGACAATTACATTACACAAGGTCAACTTCATAAAGCAAATGAAAGGGAAAAATAAAATGTTAAGAAAATATAATAAAAAAATGTTTTTAGATTATGCAAGTGCTTTTGATTATTATGATGAGATGAAAGAAACTATGCAATCATGGAGTTTAAAACAATTTCATGACTTCTATGATTTTACTCATTATGATTGGGAAAGTGGAAAACAATTAAAACCAAATGAAAGGGAAAAATAAAATGAAAGAATATAATGTAAATAGAATACATTCAGACTTAAATAATTTTGATATGTATTTACAAGAACATTTTGAAAGAGTGTCTTATGATGATGACGCAGATGTAAATGTTTGTATCAAAGACATGAAATATATATCTAAAAGATTAAAAAAATTAGATCGTATTGAAAAAGTATTAGGAATAAATGAATAAACAATTACAAAAACAAAATTTAGAAGAACTTATGAGATTAACACTTATAAATATTTTAAATGCTAAAGGTCTTTATTATCGGAAGTATCAATTACAGTATCAGCAGAAACATCAATCATATCCGATTGATTATCTTCCCAACTTATCTTGATTGATTGGTCTGTCTTAACATTTTGTACCTTATTATCTGAATATAAATCTGTAAGTTTATTAGCAAGGAAAGTTATAAATTTAGTTTTTTCTCTGATCCATAGTATCTGATTAGGGTTTTCTATCTCTTGATATTGAAATACTTGTAAGAGTTTATCTATTAAAGTCTGTATTCCATTCTTTCTAGCCTCTGTTATCCTCTCATTCATCTCTGGATTTTTTTTTAAGAAATGATAAAATTTCATCAAGCTGAACTCGTATTGTTTTTCCTCTAGTATTTCGGTAAGAGTTAAGCCTCTCGTGAGTTTTTCGCAAATTGTATCGGCTTGGTTCGTTGTTATCAAGTCTGACTTTGACTTTGGTGTAATAGTATTCTTTGAGTTGGTCATCTGTATAGTTCCTAAATTGTTGTAGTTTGCTTAATTGTTTAATCCTTGTTTCATCTGTAAATTTGGGTTTTCTAAAGCCTTTGACATTTTGATAGCCATGATATTTACAGTAATATGTACCATTTGCAAGTTCATAACCTTTCATTCTACATGGTATTAATTTACCCTCACGTCTTCCAGCACGTGTAAAGCCTTGACAAAAGACTTTTCGCATAGGTCTACCTACCACTTTTTTGGTCTCCCCTTATAATCAAGATTATTTCTTTTATTAAAATTGACTTTCTCTCGGTATCTCGGATTACTATTTTTTTTAATCTTGGTTAGTTCATTAATTATTTTTTGAGGATGTACATAGGTAGCCTTACTTTCACGTTCCAATTCAGCTTTCTTCTCTTTAGCTAACTTTACATAGTATGGGTTATTAGTATCTGAATTAAGTTCTGTCAGGGGGAGCTTTGATAAGTTTAATATTAAACTATCCATATTACCTCTATTATCTCTAATAATATTTTCTATATTAATGTTATTAATGTCTTCTACTAATACTGCTCTTTTATATACATTAGACTGCTCTTTTTTATACTTCTTATTCTTATTAGTGTATATAATTGAGCTATCTGATTCAGTTTTAAGAAATAATTGGTTAATTTTATAGGTTTTACCGGACCTACCACGTACAGTTGATATAACGTGCAATTTTTCTAAAGTATCAAGGGTACGTCTGACAGTAATACGTGATAATTTAGTTTCTTTAACAACAGTTGAATAACGTAGACCACATTCATAGTTATTCTTTTTCCATGCGTGTTTCATTAAAGATAAATAGCAGTTCAAACAATTAGATTTTTTAGTACCACTTAATTTATCAAGGTGTCCATATAGTTTATAAGTTATGTGCAAAAAAGCTCGGCTATTATTCATAAGGACATACCTTTTTGTGTTTAATCTGAATTTGTCGTAAAATCTCTACCCACTCGGTCTCGCAAAGGGTGTTTAATGGAGTTCTAATGGG